TTTCTACCCCCGGGCGATGCTTTAAAGGGTCAACTTTTTCATCGTGCCGAAGTACTCTAGATAAAAACGTACTGTCTTGATTTGCCTTCATTGCGGCTTCAAGCATTTTTAACCACATTGGCAAAGGATTAAAGCCAGACCGAGTTACCACCTCCAAGTCAAGGCTTCGCTCTACACCGCCATATCTCCCTTCTGTTGAAAGCGCTTTGCTTCCAAGAACCGTAGCGCCATCGTCAGCCTCGTAGACTGACAGCTTGATGTCCTCGGCAAGCATAGCCATGTCAGCATCGCTTGGAACAAAGTCGATGCCTTGAGTATCAACGGATTGTTGAATTGATAACCCGCCTGTGTACCTATCAACAGTTCTGGTCAATTTGTTTAACTGATCAGCAGCTTCATTCTTTTGCTCTTGCGTTGACTTGCTCGAGTCCATAATTTTGCGAAGACGGACAACCTCACCGATGTCTCGCTGACCAGTTAAGTCGGCCTCGTATTCAAATGATCCACCTTCACCAGCAGCACTAGTCCAATCGTTTTTGGTCCAAACTTCTTTTTCTAAAAACCAAACGATTGCTTGCAAATCGTCATCGTTTACTTTTGACAAACGTTCGTCGGTTTTCATTTGCTCGTTTGAGCGAATAAGTTTTACTGCTTCAGAAAAAACATCCTGACCAAATCCAAATTGAAGCGTTGTTTGCCCACTAGAAAGCATATTTCCACTGACACCACCTTCAGCCATTGACGGGATGCGAACACCCCCTGACAGGCGCTGCAATAGCCTTGCCGCCCACACATCAATTGTTGCTTTCTCTCTAAAGCCAATTAGGTTGCCTGAAAAGTTAAGAGCCTTTGGCGCTGTGCCAGAGATAGCCAAATCAGCGTTGGGGTCTTTAACAACGCGCCACAAATCAAGCATTGCTCGCAATGCGTTGCGTCCGTTAAATCCATACTTCTTACCAGATTCTTTTTTTGGCAAAAGATCATCGCTAATGTTGCGTAGCGATTTAAGGTTTGCCATTTTTTCCTTGTACTCTGGCAAATCCTTAATTTGTTTTTTATTCATCCCCTGTTCAATTTTTTCGCCAAACCACGCGCCAAATTCCGCTTCAGCTTGATTGACATTGGTTGACCATGCAACCCACTTCGGCATTAATTGGTCAAAGTCACCTCTTGAAGCGCGACGAAGAACATCAACTGCGTTTTTCCAGTTCTCTCTTACCGGGGTATTTGGTGACGTTGCACCAAGCAAATCAGCAAACAAATCACCAAGGCCACCAAATTCTTGGCGTAACCGCGAGCGCATTTCTTTGTACCAACCAGCCTGTCGAATAATATTTTGAGCGGCCTTGTCACCATTTTGCGCACGCTCATAAACGGACAAAACTTCGTTTTCAATTTTCCTTGCAATTGCTTTTACTTTTTGATCGTATGGTTTCGTACCTTTTTCAAACAAGTCACCATTTTTATCATTAGCAAAAGTGTACGGAATTGTTTTGTAAACCAATTCGTATGATGCTGCCTTGCCGCCTTTTGATGGCTCAATTTTTACGTCAGTTAATTCAAGCGCGGCCCAGCCATCCATTGGAGGGTTTGCCAACTTATGGTTTTTAACCAAAGTAGAAATTTCATTATTCTCAATGCCAAGCTCTTTTTCGGCATCTTGAATTATTTTTGTTTCTTCATCGCTCATGCGAGCGCGTTTTCCAACAACACGTTGACCACGTTCAGCCATTAACACATGCTGCGTAATATCACCCTTCATTGGCCCTTGTGCATCATCTTGAGATGCCGCTTGGCTGTCTGTTGGCAGCGCGGCCTGCTTCAATATGTTGGCAGTCTCTGGACTCCACGATCCTTCGTTAAACACAGATTTAATTTGCGTTGGCTCAAAGACTACAATTTCTTTTGCGCCATCTGGGTAATCAATAACGATACCGTCATAACCCATCTCTGCAAGTTTATCTTTTACTGCGTCGTAGTCCATGCCGCTATCAATAGCGTTTTGAACTTCAGGAGACATCATTACTTCTTTTGTCGCTGGATTTTTTACAGACAAATAAACGGGCATGACGTTACCGCCATCACCTTGTGCATAATTACTAGCAGCAACCGGGGTAGATGAAAAATAAAAACCATCACCCCAATCTGCTGTACCAAAACCTTCGCCAAAAAAATCAGAAGAAAATTCTTTTACATCAGATGTTGTTCCGTGATAAACAACCATAGGGCTATTGTCAGGCGCAACAATTTTGCTATCGCCAAACCAGTTTTGAAATTCTGGCGTTTGTTGCGCTGCTTGCGTCACTTGACCAATTTGCTCTTGACTGAACATTTGCGCAGTCACAGCAGGCATTGTTGAAATTGTTTGGTACGGAAATAGTTTGTAAAGCTCCATAGGTGACATGCGCATTTCTGCGGCCTTTGTCACATACAAATCTCTAACGTACGTTGCGTAAGCGCGTGATGCCGTATCGCTGTATGCCTGTGTTGACTTAATGTTTTCAAACATCAAGCCTTCAACTTCTTTTGCAGAGCGCACAAACTCTTCGCTTTGCATCAGCTTTTTGGTTTGCTCGTCGTATGCCTTTTGCAATTCTTCAGCTTGGCTGTCGATAAATGCAGTGGCCTCGCGACGGGTCATTGTTTCGCCTTCAAGTCGAAGGTCATCAATGATCTTTGCGCTAACGTCAGTCGGCGCAATTGTTGTCAGGTACTCTTGAATTGGAATCTCAATGTCATCGCCAGTAATTAATGCGCTTTCAATTTGAGATGCAACAGTCGGAGAAATGGAAGCCATTTGCTCCAACACACCAGCCTGCTGCAATACTTCGGCATTGACGTAAACGTTTTGCACAGGGCTATCTTCAGTGGCCTGCTCGATCCACTCGCTAAACGTATCTGCATCGCGAGTGCGAATCTTGTTTGCAGCAGACAACTCATTAAGGCGCTCAAGCGATTTTGTGTTTTGCTCAACACCAATTGCATCGCGCATTGTGCTTTTGTAGTTGCCGGGTATTTCAGCAACGCCTGTGGGCATTTCAAGCAAGCCTTCGAGCAACACAGCGCCAAGCTTAAAGTCATCAGTCAGAAACCCGGCAGTGGCCTCGCCAGCCATACCGCCACCAGCCTGCACAGCAAGTTCCCCGGCAACGCGAGTTCCGACGCTTAACGATGTTGACTTTGCGCCAGCCAAAAGTTTGCCAGCAACACTAGCAGTTAAACCGTCAAAGAACCCAATTGATACGCCGCGCTTGAGCGCTTTTTCTTTTGCCTTCGCAACCAGTTCTGGGTTGTTAAAAGCATCAGCAAGTGCAAGCGCGTCTGTCATATCGACACCAGCTTCAGCCATAGTGTCATCAATAGCAGAGCCGTATTCCAGCATGCCGCTTGCTACGCCAGTGGTCAACCCTTTGCGCAACGCTTGCTGCGTAAAAAATGGAATAAATGCTGACGGGCCAGTAGGCCCAATAACGCCTGATGCAGCCATTGCTGCGAGTGCCGGGGCGTACGTTCCAGCGGATTGAAAGAACAATGTTTGCAACGCATCTGGGTGAGCAATTGCGGCTTCAAAAAAGCCAGATACGGTATCTGCGCCAGCAAGTTTATTAATGCCTTCTTGCACTTCAACAGGCGGGGAAAACTTTTCTTGCTCTTTTTGAAGTTCAGCCATGCGCAAGTAATAGTCGTTGCGTGGGTTGTACTCAATCCCAGCCCGGCCCATTACATCAGCTTTGCGTTTATCAAGACTGCTAGTAATACCAACAGAATCCAAAAGCGATGACCACTGCTTTTTAAATCCAGTAAAACCAAATTTAAAATCTCTCTTAATGCTTTCAGACAAATTGGGAACCGCCGATGCGCCCATTGTGGCAATCGACATGCCGATATCTAGCCAACGATTTCTTTGTTCGCCAGTATTAAAGTCTTCTTTTTTTACAGCTTTAAAAGAATTAATTTGGTCTTCTGTATCCTTTAAAACATCTGCTTGATCACTTCCAAGTTTTGCTCGAGTAGGATCAGACAAAAACCGCGCAGTCTTTGGGTTGTCGCGCCATAACGTATCGGCACCCGTCTTCTGAAAAAGCTGCGCTTCTTGAGCAAGCTTTTTGTAATCAGGCACTGCATCTACAGAAACAGCAGCGGCCTTTGCCAATTGAACCTGACCAGCAAATTCATCTGGATTAACCCCGGCGGCTTGTTGTAATGAACTGGTTAAAAACTCCTGTTTTTCGTCTTCAGCTTTTAATTTCGATAGGTAGTTTTCGTATGCACTCATTATTTATCTCTTCATCAACAAGTAAGCATCAAGGATTCGGCTCTCTGTTGGCATCACCCCAGACCGTTCCATATCTTTGATAATCGTGTTTCTAATGGTTGGAGGAATGACAACTTTTTCACGATTTGTAACTTGGAAGAAGCGTTTTTCTTCTTGAGTTTCAGTCATGTTTAAGCTTCTACGCCACCAGCTATCAATCGTTACTTGCTCTTTTACTGGTGACAATGCCTTTGCATAAATTTCGTTTTTCTCTGCCATTGTCAATTTGCGTTTTTTAGCCTCTTGCTGCAAATTGATTTCGCGTTCAACTTCAGAACGCAACAGGATTAACTTTCTTTTATCGTCTGAATCGGCCTTGGGGTCTATGAATTTCTTTAACCCGGCATCAAGCAATGCACGCTGGAATTGTTCAGAATCAATTGTTGCGTCGAGAATTTGTTGCTCTGCTTTAGGACCATTGCCAAGCGCAAAATACTTTCGATAAGTTTCTTCTGTGACAAGGCCACGATATTGAGTCAACGTTTCTTTGCGCCACAATTGCGGGTTGTTATCAAGCATGATCACTGTATCAGGATCATTTGCGCGTGGCGCTCCCTGAACAAGCTTTGCGCGGTCCTCTGGTTTGACTGATGCCCATACGGCAGGAGACACATCTTGCCACCCACCAATGCGAGCAAAGGCAGCGTCTTGCGCAGTAATCAATAACGCGAGGTAATCAGCCTGTTTAATTGACTGATCTTCCGTGTAATTGTTTTTAATTCTTTGACGCGCAATCTCTCGCTGTTGAGGGTCTTTAATTGAATTTGCTTCAAGCAACATTGTTCCGAGCGTATTCTCACCAGCAAGGCTTGACTCTAATTTTTGCAAACGGCTTTCCCAGCCTTTTTCATATTGACCAAATTTCTTTGGGTCATTTGCAACAAGTTGCGCGTAAAAGTCTCGACGCAGATCAATAAGCTTTTGTGGATCACCTTGCGCTTGCTCAAGAAATTTTTTGGTTTGACCGGGGCCGTGGTTAACCGCAGAATCAAACGCAATCATGCGGATGTTTACTGGCAATTTATCGGCACCAATGTCGTTCCAAATTCCTCGATACAAAGTCTTTGCGCGTGCTGCTGTCATGCCAGCAATGTCTTCGTTTGGGAAAGCGCTTGAATTAATTCCATACTTTGTTGGCCCGGCACCAGCGTCATCAGCAACGTAAGATGTACCTTCAGCTTTTAAAATCCATTCAAACCCTGATTCAAAGTCTGTGCCTGTTGGACCTTTGTCACCATAAATAGCATCGCCCTTTACCTTCCCGGCCTCGCGTGTGTAGCCCTCTTTTAATAAACGATTAAGTTCAATCTGTGCCTTTTCGTTTACTTCGCCAGTTTTAATTTGCTGGTCGAGGTATGAGCGTGCGCCAAGGTAATCATTGCGGTTGACCATTTGCTGCACAACGTCAGCGTGAATCTTGGTGGTTACGTCCCGAACAAGGTTGGATCGCTGCGATGAATTTGCAGCAAATCCAGACAAATCAGCCAAGTTATTGGCCTCTTCAATGGCTGTGCTTTTGTAAGTGTTAAATGCCCCGGTAGGTTTTCCGTCAGCATCCTTCTGATAAACCGATGACGTATTTGCAAGCGCGTCATAGATAGAGGCCTCTAGGCGAGCTTTTGACTCTGCCATGTTGTAAACCTTGGTCTGTTGCAATGCGTGCGCGTCAAGCTGGTTAAACACGCTCTCAAAGCGCCTATTGGCAACGTTTGTGAACATGCCTTGTTGCACAGGATTGCTTGCCCCGCGAGCAATTTCTGTCCGAGCTTCATTTAATGTTTTAAGCGTTTCGCTGCGAAGTTCAAGAGTTGTTTTGCCTTGCGTTGCCATGTAACCCTTTTCTGGGTCGTACATGATCTGCCGAATCTTGTCTGACAATTGCGTGTCAAGCTCTTTGGTCCGGGCATCATCAACAAACGATTGCAACCTGTCTGCCACCTGAATCATGGCCTGACCAAAGTTTTGCACCGCCTTGCCACTTTCGATTGCTTGAGCGCCTGAAAAATCCTTGCCTAGCTCAAACCTTGCCAGCGGCTGGACCTGTGGCGGGTTGCGCAAACCTTCAATTGCTGGCGTGCCAGACAGTGGCTTAAACCCAACAGGGTTTGGTGCCTGAAATTGACCAAGCTGCGAAGCCGCTAATTCTTGGGTTGGTACGTCATAAACTGGTACGGTAGGCATTGTTATCCCCCAGCCTTAAATTTGGATGCTAGAGCGTTCATAGTTGAATCTTGGACCCATGTCCTAGCCAGTGAGCCAGCGCTGCCCAAAAGGCTTGTAGCGGCCCCCAGAACAGGGCTTATTGTTCCAGAGAAGTCGGTAACGGTTCTTGCAGACCTTGCTGCGTTATCAATTGACAATCTGAATACGTTCGCGGCAAGTTCTTCGTTAAATTCAACGTTAGACAAAGTCGCTCGAAATACAGCATCAGCCATTCTCTTTTGAATCCCCGTCATGCCAGTGGCCTGCGCTCGCAAGCTTTCGGCTGCTACGCCCTGCATGCGAGCTTGGGCCTCATAGTTTGCGGCTTGAATACGTTGCGCCGCAGCAGACCTGACAGAGTTTGCATTGATTGTCAGCGCGTCAGACTCTTTCATAAAGTCTGTTGTTGCAGATACCTCTGCGGTGCTTCCCTCGCCTAAAGCAAGGCCACGCGCAGCCATCGATGCAGTCTGTGCGCTTTTGATTTTTCCTACTCGCAACGTCAGCTTTGCGACTTCTTTCTGACCCGCCTGCAAAATGTACTGGGCATTTGACTCGGCGTTGCGTGCATTCATATCTGAAATGCCGCTCTGGAACATAGCACTTGATGCTTCGGTTTCCAGATTGATTGCGTTTGACTCTAGCTGGTAAAACGTTTCAGCAAGCTTGGCTGATAAGCCAGTTTTTTGCGAAGCGGCTTGGTACCGGGTGGTGCTTAATTTAGACTCGTTGTCGTACTGTTGAGTTTTTATCTGGTACCGCTTTTCGCTGGCCTGCGACTGTATCTGATATTGCTGCGATTGCGCAGCGTAATAAGAGCCTACAGCGCTTTGAACCATCCCGGCAATAGCCAACACTGGTCCTGCCGATTTGAGGCTGCTGGCAATGCCAGACATTGCCCCAGTGTCACCGCTTGTTAGCATGCTGTCAGCGCCAGCCCAAAACCCGGTTGGCGTAGAGTTAAGTCCGAGTGCCATATATTCCCCTTAATAAACGATCCATGCGATGACGTAACCTCAACACACAGCGTCAATTTATTAACGCAAGGTTAAAGCATGAGGTTAATTTACGGGTACCATTACCCGCCAATCGCAACCTCTAACGTTATTCCAACGATGGTGAGCGGCAATGGATCAACCTGTCTTACATAGACCTGACCACTGTCTGCCCATGACGGCGTAAGCATAATTTCAATCTCTTGTGACTTTAACTCGGGTGGCGATCCGTAAGGTTCTACGGTCCGTTGCTTCGCTTCGACAAGGCTATTAACGTCTGGGCCAATAAAAATACCTGATGACCTGAACACTCGCAGCCATGCCTTGTTGATGTTTTTGTAACGGCCCTGCCCCATGCCATTATCGATTTGCATAGCAAGCGGCAACGTTTGCATATCGGATTGATAGGGCAGTCCTATCGTCACAATAACTGAAGCCGTATCAAGAGTAACAACGCCTGATGTGACCGTCTTGCGCGGATGCACAGCGCCGTCCGTCAGAATGCTTACTTCTTTACCTTCAAGATGCGACAGGCCGCTGATTGAGTTTCTAGCAAAGGCCCATACCGCAGTTGCGGTGTTTCTCAACGATACTGGTAATACCTTATCAGGTTGAACTTTTGCTACTGTTGTCGATGTTGTCGCGACAATTCTGCAATGGTATTCAACAGCGTTTGCATCAGTAAACACAATCTCGTCGTTAACGTCACTTGTTCCGGGGTAAACAAATTTGGCTGACGATGCAGTAATTGTCAATTCATCTTCAGGCCCCCATGTGACACCATCTGACAAAGTCATTGTCACTGCGCTGGTGTTGTTGCCGTTGTAAGTCAACCCAGAATCAACAAAGAATGCATTGATCAAGGCCTGATTGATCTCATCGTCGGCATAGCTGTTTGGCGAGCGGGGCAGCATGCGCTCAACGTATCTCTTTTGAACGCCGTTGATGTTTCTGCGGATGACGCAATACAGAATGTCTTCATCGCCTTCAGCAACCACGGCACAAGACTCAAACACGCCGTCGGTATCGTGCCAGTGCCATGCGCCGATCTGCTGCTCTGGGACGTAGGTCAGGCCAACCAAGTTGCCAGACGTTGACACAAACCACACAAGAGGCTGTGGGGCCTTTGTATAGGCCATATCGACAATCTCTTTGCTGTCGAATAGGTGCGCTGCACGCAATGACAAATCGCCCGTCACAAAGCCGTTTGCCTGCCAGTTATAGCCAAGCTCTCTGATGTGGCCCCCTCGAGCGGCTGCGTACACCATCGAGTTGTTGATGATCACTGGTTGAACGTTCGATGCACCGATGTAGGATTGTGGCCTAATCGAAATTGTGTTTGGCGTAATTGCGTCGGAGTTGACCGAAGTCACGCGCCATTCAGCAGAGCCTGTCATCAACAGCAATTCTGTCAAAGGCACAATGTGACGAATCGTATTGGCCTCGCGTGCTGCGATCCTAAACTCAATCCGGTCATCATCGCTAATCGGGATGCCGTAGCTCATGTTTGATTCGGTGCCTGACTTGGTCATCCAAATCTTTTGTGGCTCTGCTAGTGTCCCCGCAAAGCATCGACGTTGCTCGAAGTACGAAACTGCGCCGGGATAATTGTTTGCGCTTGTAAAGTCGTTTTCATATACCGGAGGGGTTCTAGACAAATCAGGATTGATGTTGTCATCAATGATAGAAGTGCCTGTCGTATTTCCGATATACCCATAAATACCACCTTGCAATCTGTAAACGTAATAACGCGACGCACCCGGCACAGAAGTCCAAGTAATTGTGTTCTTGGCCCCAGTTACATAGATATTGTTACTTACGGTTGCTGCCCCTGATGGGGAAGACTCATTAGCAAGCTCATCATCGATAGCCGTAACAACGTAAGTCATATCGGCATATGTATCAACGTTTACTGTTGATGATGGTGGGATGTATCGAGTGACGGTCAGGCCAGTAGGCGTGTCTAGTGTCGCGCCAAAGTTAATTTCTATTAGCGTCCACTTGGTTGCACCAAGCCTTCGCAATTCGCGTGGCGGGTAATTTGGGTGAACCATTGTCAACACATCAGCAGATTGCACATGATGGATATCAAACAAATCTGCTTCAGCAAATGGATTGGGGATTTGATAAATCCCGCTTGCTGGCTCAACGTACCAGTACGTCGCATTTGGTGGCGCGTTATTAATGCTTTCTTTTATGCAGTAGTAATTAACGCCGCCCGAAGAAACTAGATCACCCGGCTGATACGATACTGTGCCAGTGTGTACTCCTGATTGCGTGCCAGATGTAATGACAGCGTTGCCGCCAGCAGTAGCACTCAATTCAAAAGCGTTTGCTGTTGGGTTGCGAACGTAATACGTTCTGCTTGCTGTAATTCCAGTTGGTAATGCCCCAGTAGTTGTAAACCCAATCTTTGCGTTTGCAGATAGGCCGTGTGAGTTCCACGTTACGACGCATGGGGTTGTGGCTGTGTGCGTGCCACTTTGCGTGCCAGAGGTATTGATTGCCGTACCGCCAACGGTAGCTGCAAACTGGAACGTGCCAGCAGCTTGGTTGACAACGTAATAAGTTTTATTAGCCTCGATGCCTGTTGGTAATAGACCTGTAGTTGTAAATATAACCGGATCGCCATTAGCTAACGTATGGCTTGCCCAAGATACAACACCCGGTGACGCAATGGTGATTGTCACTGTTGCCGTTTTTGATATCGTCATCGTGACAGTGCTGCCAGCCTGATATGGAGAAACAGAACCAATCAACAGCGTGCCGCCTTGCGAATGAAATCTAAAATATCCCTCGCCGCATTCGATCATCATCGTTTGCGTTGTTGAATATGTAAATGGGATTAAGCGCGTACGCTTTGTAGAGTCTTTTACTTCTCGAACAAACTCAAACCCAGATCGATTCTCTACTGGCCCTTGAGGTTTAGCAATAAAATTTCGCAGCTTGGCTGCACCAGTTTGAAACTTAACATCGTCAATGCGCCCAAACATTTCGGGTGACATTTCGCCACCAGCAAATGACCGTTGTAGCGTGCGAACATTCGCCATGCTTTATCTCCCAGATACCCAAGGCACAATGTGTTCAGGCTTAATGTTTCGGACCGCAGAGTCTGCCGCAACAGCTTGTGCTAAAAATGCCGCCATCATTTGAGCGCAGCGCTTGCTTTCAGATGCGCCTACATCGCCTTTGATAACAGGGCCAGCAAGCATTGATGCCACATGCCACGACAACGTTAAAACAAACAGCGGAGAAAATTTTGTAGTGTCAGTGATATAAGCTTTGTATCGCAACACAGCGTTTTCTTGGTTTGTGTAAATGACATCTTGCCCAGTTGCTGTGGTTTCAACAGCAAATTGTTGTGGCATGTACATACCAGCAGCTACAAGTGGCGCATAGTATTGAAAGCCTGACATTGCGTCTGATGGCCTGAAGGCTGTCGAGTAATCGTTCTCTGCTTCAGGTGGCAATACAGACAAGATATCGATTGCGTCAGAAGGATATGCATATGCATATTTCCACATGGGCCATGTGTTGGTTAACTGGGCCGCAGTGATTCGTCTTGATGCAAAAGACCACTCATGCATTTCAAGCAAAGTATCTCGCGCAATTGGGTAAAACTTTTGGCAATGCTCTGCTTGAGCGCTGCCTTCTGGTGGATTAATACTGGCAACAGTTGCACTATCACCGAGGTGCGCAAGCGCGAGATTACAAATATTGACTTCTGATGCCATGGCTATCACCTATGTAAAAAGGGGCCGAAGGTTTCCCAACGGCCCCAAGATCGACATCCCTCTAATCGAGAGAGTTACACCGAGCCTTCTGCCGAGTCACCGCGCTTTAATTTAGCCCAAGGTTTTTTGCTTTGGGTTTTTTCAACGGGTGCATCATCTTCTTCAGCCTCGAGAGGTTCAAGATTTGATCCAGCTTTGCCGTCATACTCAACAATCTCACCCTCTTCGCGAAGGCCATTGTTAATAAACGAACGAACTAGAACTCGGTATTTAGGCATGTGTTACTCCTGATTAAACTACAGAGAAGCCAGAAGCATAAAACTTCTTGCCGTCTTGGATGTCCATTACGATGTCGGCGGTAACTGTACCAGCACTGTTAGTGCCAACCACAGTGTAACGCGCACCCATGTAACGCTTGCCGAGCGAACCAATGATTGGATTGATTCGCACAGCAATGTTGGCACCAAGCGTCAGGCCAGCAGTAACCAACGCACCAGAAGCGCCAACGACAACAACGTTGCTCGACAGAGCGGCGTTATCAGCGATGATGACTTCAAAGTTTGTCGAGGTGCCGCCAGCAAACGCAGCCGTTAAAGCGAAGTTCATGAACAGGTCTTGACCTTCGCCAATATCGCGAGCTTGTGAAAGATCGATTGTATCGGTTGACACAGCAGTTGTAGTAACTGCTTGGTTGGTCGATACCCGGAGTAGTTGGTCGGTAATCATGGTTTGTTTCCTTTTACAAAGTGGGTTTAGCTAACAACAGCTTCGGTGTTGAGCAAAGCATCAACGCGACGCAGTGGAACGCCCAAGAAGGACAACCACGAATAAGGCATACCAAACTGGCTCAAGCCTTCGTTGATCTTCAAGACGTACTGGCTCTTGTCCAGTGCAGCAATCGACATGCCAGAGTGAACAGTGCGGTTCATGTAGAACACAGCGCGGCCCATTTGCATGTTTGGAATGCGGTACAGTGCGCGAGCCATCAGCTTGATGACAGCGGTTGCAGCAGCAGCAGCTTGCGTACCAGTTTGAGCGAGCAAGTCAGACACATCGATGTTGCAAATGCGTACGACATAGCGCCAATCTTTAACGACAAGGCCGTTCTTCCACTGGTAGCGAGTAGCCAACGCTTGCATGCGTGTGCCATCGCTGTTGTAAACAGTCTGCTCGCCAAGGTCTTCGTGGACCAGACCAGCCTTCGAGCCTTTGGGGAATGGGCAGTAGACAGTGTTGTCACCCCAAACAACCAAATAGATCGAGGTGTTGTCCGAACCCGAACCACCAGCCGACAGAATGTTTTGTGCGTTAGCAGCAGACAAGCTCGAGTAACGTGCTGCGAGGCCCAGAAACTGCTTTGGGTCAACGCCGGGGTTACCGTAGAACATTGTTGTCGCTTGCGTTTGGTTCATTGCTTCCAAGAACGCTGTGTCTTCCGACAAACGGAATTGAGCAGTGTTGCCGTTAAGCATAGCCAAGTCTTTGTCAACTTCGCTGCGAGCTTCCAAGATGCCGCAAGCTTCGTCAACCTGTGCAGTTGTCGATTTGCTTGATGGGATACCTTGGTTCAACGCACGCCAGTAAACTGTTGGCAGGCCTGTACGGATCACAACGCGCTCGCCAGTTGGCAAGTTGCCTTCTTTAAAGACTGCGTCCTCGAGGATTTCATTGGATTGCGAAAGTAATTCTGCGACAACAGGAACGGTGCCGTCAGGATCAACTCGCTTGGCCCAATCAGCCAGAGTCAAAGAACTATTCGATAGGGTGGTCATAAAAAACTCCTAATTAAGATTGCTGATTTGAATATAAAGCCGACGCAAGGTCGTTGAAATTCTTGGGTCCAGATTTCTGATTTCCCTTACTTCCACCGACAAATGTGTCTTCACTAATTGCTTTACCAGCCCGGTACATAAACCGAATTACCTCCGGGTTATTTCCCAAACCGGAATCGTTCAACAACTTGCGCAGTTCAGGTGATCCAAATTTGTCAAGAGCCTTCTTTGCGACAGCAAGATTTTCATTGAGCTTATCGCCCCCAAATTCTTGATCGCCCCTAGAGGCTTCTGCCCATTCAGTCTTAACAGCTTGAATCTGTTCGGTTTGTCTTGCCTCGATTAACGGGGCAATCTTATCGATCATCTTCTGCGCGGCTTCTTGTGGCAGATTCAATTCTTTTGCAACTTCCGAGTATGCGTCTAACACACCCGGATCGTATTCGCGGCCCTCGGGGGCTGTGAATTCGTATTTTTCTGGAGCGCCTTTCGGTGCCTCATTGTTTGCATCAGTATTGCCATCAGGGGATTGTTGCCCCTCTGATTGGTTCTGCGTACCATCAGCCTGTTGCTGCGTCGCATTCTGCTCACCACCCGTCGGTTGTGCGCTTCCTGCGTCTTGCGATGCGTTGCCTTCAGTGGTCGTTGCGGCTTCCGTCATCAGCGATTCTGTCATTCTGTTGCTCCTTAACCATCACAGGGTAAAGCTCTGGGCATAGCAAGTGAATCATCGAGAGCGTGCGATTACCAAAGTTCCTGTTACCTTCTGCAAATGCCATTTGCATTGCGTTGGTGTTGAACGATAGTCGGAACACGCCAGACTGATTCAGAAGCCGCCAAATTACGCGACGGCCCCGCTTACTACCCATGAGCCACTTAATGTCTGCTTGCTCGTTCTCCGATGAAATTCGCTCTCTGACTTCCTTATCGGATTTGGAGAGTTCCTGCCCTCGTAGGTCAAGCGGATCATAATCACTCATGTTGCTAATCTATCCACATCAGTAAACGATACGGGTACCAATCAGTCTGTATTCCTGACCAATATCCCCTCAATTTGCATACCAATTTCAGCCGTCACATCAGACTTGCATTGCCATTGGCAATCAGTCTTTTGCGCATAACCACGTTGCACAGACTTTTCAGAAACGTAGGTAGTTTCAAATGGCACTTCTAAAATGGCGCGAATAATACCAATGGGGCTGATTGTGTACGATCTGTAGTTGGTCTTTTTGTTGTTGCCTTGATGGGTATAGCAATTGACCTTTGCCAAGTAGAACGTGTAGTTTGCTGGGACCGTGTACACCGTCATGCTGCTGGTGCCAGAGCCAGCCTTGATCTTGGCATACACCTCTGTTTTGCCTGCGTTGCCAATCGATATATCGCCCACCGGGTTGACCGATCCCGCAACCGCAATGCCATTGATGCGTAAATAGCTTTTGACTGTGGTTACGCCTGTTGCACCATTTGTCAAAACGATAACTTCAGACGCAATCTCGTATAGAGAGTTAAGACCACTGATTACAATCGTTACGTTGGTATCAGACTCGCTGCTGCTATAAACAAGCATTTGACTCGCCGCAACCGGATATACATATTGAGTCGCATTTTCCCAAATTGGCATAAACGTAGAACCAACCGAAGCCTGATAACCAGAGATATTCAGGCTAGTGTGGCCCGGGATTAGCCCACGCGCACACTGCAAGTCGAATGGCTCGGAAGACTTAAGCTCGGTTATCGATGGGTAAAACATGATTAGCTTTCACCATACAGCATCGTAGCTTGATCAGATTGCGTTTTGGCGGAACCAATCTCCATGTCAGTGATCTGTAGACCAATGCTCATGTCTTTGCCGCCTTGTGTTTCGTACGCGCTGGTTGACTTAACGTAGGCCTTTGCCATGATGGTCATTTGTGCGCCAACCTGTGGCAACGCAGTGATGCCAAGCTTGTCTAGCTGCTCTTTATCAAGGTTGATGCACAGGCCATATGGATACTTCGGCTCGTCCATTTCGATTTCGCCCGGCTTCTCTTCTGTTTCGGCCTTTTGCTTCATGTTGATCATTGCCATTTAAATCCCCTTAAGGTGAGTTGTAACCA